ACATTACGAACAAGTGAAGGTTGAGGAACTGCTTCGACCCACTGACTGGATGCTCCATTGCTAGAGTCCCCAACATCTTTATAATAGATGTAAAGAGTACCACTAACACTGTCCCACCAAAGGAAACCAGGTATCTCTACACCAGATGGAGCAGTTTCAGAAACAACTGCCGGTGGTTGGATAGCAGCTTCCCACGCTCCAACAATCGAATTGTAAATGTATTTTAAGCCGGATACGGAATCGGTATACGGCGAGGCTGAAGGTGGCGGAAAATTAAGAGTCATTTCTTATCGAGCAACTGGTGGATCAGATCTTTTAATTCATTCATCTCTTTCTTGAGACTGTTAATTTCATGACGAGAATCAATGGTTTCTCTAGACATCTTTCTAGCTAATCGGTAACGCTCCCTTTCGGTAGTGCACCGATTACTAATGATACCGGACATGGTGTCCTTTACCAGGCTTGGATGCCCATCAATTGGTGATTTCATAATGTTATTTATTCAGAAGCGACGAGTTGCATATCGTCGATTAGTGGACAGTAGGCTGGATTGCTTGCAGTCATGACAATCTTGACTTGAACCGCATCAAACTGAGCTAGATCTTGAACAGACCAGGTTAGCGATTGCCAAGAAGAACGACCGAAGAATAGAGGATCGGGGCTAATTTCTTCAGATATAGAAATACGATCATAGTTATCAGGAAGTCCATTTGGATTGAATGACTGCCAGGGTTCTAATTCGAAGTTACCTTCGTAACCAACAGATCTAGCTCTAAAGTACATCTTGATTGATTCAGTCTCCCAGAACATTGCTGCCAGTTTGATCTCAAGACCATCACAAACATCTTCAAAGAGAAGAAGTCTGGATAACCACTTAGAGTAAACAGACCCTCTAGAATTTGTTTCTGGAACGTACAATCTACCAGTGGTTGTGCTAACTTGAGACACTACCAGGTTTGCCATTCCTGCCTTTGCGAAAGTAGATGCCGTTTTCAAGTTAGAAACGTTCCTACCTTGTAAAGTCAACTTCCTTGTGTTTGAGTTGTAACCAGTTGCTACCAAAGTTCCAGCATCTGCAGAAGTAAGAACTTCTTTATCTGCGAATGACAATCCAGATAATGTACTGGTTGCGTTGCTTGCATCACTCAAAGTGTTCTTGAATGTTACAGTTGCTGTCTGCATTCCGTATACGGAATCGGTTGGCGAAGGATTGTCAATGAGATTCCTTACAACAATTGCGTCAATTCTCTCCAAGTCAAGATAAGGAGAAATCTTATCATTTGTGCTTGCTAATTCAAATTGAACCAGAAGACTCTTCTGTCCTCTCAGTTTTAAAGCTTGATTGTTATAAGCTTCGTTAATTCTATTGGCAACAACCTTAGGTCCGCTGAAATAGTAATTAACTGTAGGAATCGCATTGGAGTAAATGTCACGAGTGTATCTGTTTGCTTTGTTGAATCCTGTGATGGATTCTGCCTGAGTTGGTCTTATTCTGGTGTCAAACGTGGCTCCAGGTAAGTTAATAGCACCCATGTTAAGGTTAATAACTTCATAAGGTAAGTTGACACTTATGTAAACTGAATCACCACCCGCTCTCACTGCAGAAGTTGCAGGAGTGACACACTCAACTGTGAACCAGTTAAAGTGTGCATCGAGAACTTCGTGAAGAGTATTAATCTCAGCGTTTGGAATTCCACCAGGATTGCCGATAATTCCTTGGATAGTTACCAAGTCACCTGTAACGTTACCGTGCTTAGGACTAAAGACTCGAATGATTCTCGGGTTCTCTTCAAAGATAGTAGAAGTTGCATCCGCACCTTTTTCACTAGTTTCAATTGGATTAGATAAAGTTATCTTATTAGGATTGTTTTGATTTTGTAAGGTAATAAGTGCACTTGAGTTGAAGTTGAATACAGCTCTACTCAATGAGAACTTGATGTCCTCGTTCTGATCTTCTGTCCACAATCCACCATTTTGTGACTTGAACAACGCACCCAAGGATGCTTGCTCTGTTACTCTATTTTCTGTACCAAGTTGATTCTCACCAAGTCTGGCGGTGTATACTGTGTAATTCAGAGAGTTAGGTGATCTAACAGCTACACCATAGTTGGTATCGCCCAAGAGATAAACAGGAGCTTGGAACCTAAACTTAGTTGGTGATGTACCATCAGGAGATGTTGCAACACCCATTGTTACCGCAGATACTCCAGGTGCAATAGTTACTTCTGCCGTCGCATTTGTTCCATTTACATCACTGATTGTTGCAGAAGGTGCTTGAGTGTATCCTGATCCTTTGTTTGTGATTGCGATTCCATAAACACGACCAGAAGCGTTGTTAGTACCAGATGTTCTGTATTGAACAGTACCTGTTGCAGTAACTCCTCCTTTCAGTTGAGGTGAAGAGAAAGTAACAGTTGGATTTGTATAATTCTTACCCAATCCGGTGACGTTCACTTCTTCCACAATTACTTCATTAGTAACGATTTGGAAAATTGCATTGGTTGATGGTGTGATTGTTGGAACAATAAACTCACCTTCTACAAATTCATTCAAGTAGTTATCAAGAATAACGTTGTAAATTGTGTTATCAACGTTAACGGTCGGATTCACTCCAGAAGAACTGAAGTTCATTGCCGCCTTAAGTGTTCCAGTTGCTCCAGATGTTTGACCAACAACTTGTGTTCCTGCTGCAAGATTGAGATTAGACAAGCCTGCTAAGTTTGTACATTGAACTCTTAGAATACTGTCAGGTGATTTAACTGACGTAGAGAATGGAATAACTTGATCGGTTGGAACTTGTCCTTCCGTAGATAGTAAGTAAACTTCAACTGATTCGTTAGCATCCTTAGATCTAAAGAAGAAATCAACGTCAGTAACATATATTCCACTGACATTAGTTCTGTCAATGTAGAAAGTTTGACAAACCGGATCAACCTCATTCGTAGCTGGAGGTTCGACTCTTGGTCCACCACCAATGATGTTGATAGAGAGCCTGGTCGATTCAAATGTTCTGGATTGTGTATCAACAACTCTGTTACCAAGAACAATACCTGGTTCTCTTGTTGCAACAATTGTTTCCTGTTTATCAACTAGAACACCACTTGATACGAAATCTGCTTCTGCGAATGACTCAAGAAGTTGAGGATCCTGGTGGTTAAGAATCGAAGAAGACAATCTAACCTTACGATGTCCAGTGTTAAAGGATCGTGTGACTCCATTTGTTTCGTATTGAACGGATTCCATAGTTCCATTCCACAACGAACCTTGAACTGGTTGTCTACCATTAGGAATCAAGAACACACCTGTAATTGTACCAGTATCATCAACGATGATTGGCATTCCGAATCCTTTTGGATTTGTATTTGGAACTTGATCGAATCTTGATACTCCATCAGGGAAGCTGGATGCGGGAGTCGGGTTATCAGGCGAGAACCATGCAGAACAATCAATTTCATCAAAGAACAAATACAATCTTGTATTTGGCTTCAATCTTGTTGCTTGAACTGTGACGATGCGAGAACGCATGGTTCTGGCAAGTTGAACATCAACTACTCTATCACCATAAGATGTCTCTACAACAGTACCAGTGCCAGTGTCAATAAAATCTTGTCGTTGTTCTCTCACCTCAGTTGTACTCTCACTGATTTCTCTAAGAGCAACCCAAGGACCCATTGCCCTGTCACCAGGAACGTTTGGATCCTGCAGCATTTGAAGTCCATTCGTGGTGTTCACTCTACCTAACTCGGCGCCTCGTGCCAGACTGTTGGCTAACCAGTCTCTTCTATCCTGAATAGTTCCGCCCGTTCCATTTCTACTAGGTCCCCACATGTCTCTGGAGTTCTCGATTCTTATGTTAGAGCTCTCACTGCTAGTAGTGTTCCATTCTCCCCATACAGTTTCAAAGATATCCGTTTCATCATTGATAATCTGAGTAAGGTTCACCATGGCATCAAATAGTGAATTATCTTCTACAACCAATTCTGGAATACGATTAATATCCTCAAAAGTATCAACTGACGGAGTCAGAATCATGTTTCCGTCAAAAGTAAATACAGAATATGGCTGCAGGTTGATGAATCGAGTTGCATCCGGTTGATTAATTAAATTAGTAGTACTGTAATCTAAAGTAACGATACCACCTGTCTTCCTATATCCATCTGCCAGTCTCTGGCTGTTGTTCTGATTCACTTCGATTAGATTCGAGTTCTCAACGAAACAAGGAGAACGAAGAACACCACTAATAGGATCGATCGAGTTACGATACTGACCGGTTCCTGTTCTGCCCAGTTCATGATTGTTGAACCCAGTTACAACAATACCATTCTTAAATCTATTCAATCCAGTAACAGCATCTCTTACTTCCATATTCAGAGCAGACTGTTCCAAGATAGACAGAGAGACGAGCTCCTCGACTCTCTTCAGCCTCTTATCCATATTTGAGATATCTTTCATTCTATATCGCCTGTAGTTAAACTTCTGTGCCTTAACAGAGGTTAAACTATAAGTGTAAGCAGGCATTGGGATGTTGTACAATCTCAATCCAACAGAAGCAGGAGGAGAAGCAAACGGTTGATTAGAAGAAATTCCAGCCTCTAGACTCAGAGCACCTGTTTTGTCAATAAACAATGCGTACGTTCTAGACAGATAATAACTTAGGTTACACTTAAAGGTGGATCCCCTTACAGGAATACGTGGAGTCTGACCGTTTCCACTATAAATTGTGTCTGCAAAATTCGAAGAGTTAGTGGAATCTCCATCTGAGTTGAAAGGAAGATAAGAAACACCAATGTTATCTGTCGTTCCAATTGCTGTGTTGAGAATTGGACGGAAATCAAGACAGTCCCTTAGAGCTATCATGATATTTGCGCCAGACTCGTTATATCTTCTATTAGTGGCAGTTGGCTCATAATAAGGAATGTTCTGATATCCAATACCATCAATTCCAGTGTAAGAGTCAACACTGAAGAAATCACCATCACCAGTGTGTTGGAAATAACTATATGTGATTGTCAGATAATCAGAAGGATCAGGAGAACCCAACACTCTTGTCAGAGTTGAGATAGAATAGAAGTTGTCTCTCTGACCTGTATCGAAAGTAAAGTAATTATAAACATCTATTGCATCAGGACCCATAGTGATGGAATTGATAGCAAAGACATCAGCAATTCCCATGCTGATTACCTGGTTATTAGCATCAGAAAATGGAATCGTACGAGTTGCATCCTCAACAAAGATCTTTTGCTTTGCTCTGGCGTTTATAATAAACACCGGGGCAAGAATTTTTATTGTTACATTCTCTGCAAAAGAAGTGACAAAGTTATAAGTGATTGTGCGATTATCGGCACTCAGAGTAGAAGTAGAAACGATTGGACTTCTTCCTCTCAATCCTTTTGCGTTTGTGGGATCGTTAGAAACAGAAACAATAGAAATCGTTGTCTGACTGAGATTGTTAATAATCTGTTCGTTCTGTTGAGAAGTAGAGATTGTAATTGAATTACTCGAAGCAGGTGCAGTTGTAATAAACTCCTGCATGAATGTGTAATCAATTCCAGTTGCATCTGGATTGTCCTCAAGAGTCGAAACGGCACCTTGAGGAAGTTGGAACAGAAGGCTCTCAGAAGAACTACCGTTAGATCTACATCTAATTCTCTGAATTGTTTTACCAGAAACAACGTTCTCTAGAGTTGTTGTAAAGTAAATCTTAGACTGAGATCTTTCTGTACCATAACCAATTGGTTTTGATGTGAAATAAACCAGTTTATATTGTGATGCTCCACTGTCATCAACGAAAGTAACCAAATCGCCATATTCCAGTTCTTCTGATGGATCACCAGAGAAGTTCTCACAAGTAATGAAGTTAGAACCTTTGGTTCCACCAAACAATGAGTTATCTGCGACGGGAATAACTTCAGAGTTTACATTGCTCTGTAAAGCAACGTCAGCGGAGAAGTTAGAAGATGCAGTCTGAGTTGAAGAGAATAAAGACTTAACTTTAGAAAGCGAGTTCTCGTATTTACCAGCAACAGTGACTGCATAACCTTTCACACCACCAGGAACAGTGGTTAAGTTATAATTAACTCTCTGATTGAAACGACTACCTCTTTCAAATGGGAAGTCAAGAAGCTTCTCTCTACCAGTTCCATTTAACTCCAGCTCGTTAGTTGTGCTGTTATATGTGTATTCTGTTCCTTTTGTGAGTGTAAGAGTAGCTCCAACTGCTTCAACAGTGATCGAAGTTTCAGATTCCAATTCATATGTACTTCCGCCAGTTCCAGCATCAAAGAAGTCAAGTTCAAACACTTCACCGACATTTGCCATTCTTGAAATCTTTTCTGATGCACCTGTACCAGAACGCAACTCTTCTCCTAACTCAAACTCACCAACGATGTTAGAAAGAATCAATGCTGTTGGAGTCGTTCCTTGCTCAACAATGCCAATTGCACCAGTTGTAATTCCAATTACTCTAGAACCAACAGTCCAATCAAGAGCAAAGTTAACCGAGGTATCATCAGATACTAGTGGAATCTGCTCAAAGAACTGAGATTTAGTGATTCCAACATCAAACACTGAGTTGAAATTAGAAAGCCCTGTGGATCCTTCCTGAAGAAGTTGTTGTGGCATCAGGTAACGAGGATTCATAACACCAATTGGTGTTCTTCTCACTTCAGTAACAATTGTAATAGTAGAACCAAAGAAAGCTTCTCCTCTCTTCAGTGCAGTCGTTGAAGTAACAACAGCACTGTTCCAACCCTTATAGATTTGTACCTGATCTCCAGTAATAGTTCCAGTGATTTCACCAATAGTAATAACATGATAAGTCAGTTCTGGAGGAACTTCACCATAGTTATATGGAAGAACAACACCCTCAGAGGTAGTTACTGTTGCACCAGAAGCAGAACCAACATAACCATCATTGAATCCCTTATAAAGAACGATGGACTCCATTCCCAGAGTATTAATGCTTGACTTGATACTTTGAGTGTCTGGGAAACTACTCATGTTAGTGATACCCAGATTCATACCATTAGTAATGGATGTGATTACATTCTGTCTGTAATCCAAATCTCTGGGTTTTCTGGCATAAAGATAAACAGGATAGTTATAGCCTACTTCATAACCTTGCACATAAGCAGTACCAGGACTTACCTTAAGAATAAACCAGTTCTGTGCTTCGGCGATTGTAATCATCTCCGTGGTTCCTGTACCAGGAACAGGAGGATATAATCCATCTTCATCTGGATCATAGATTCCATCAACGAATTCTGAGTTGGCATACTCTAAGAATTCAATTGGGAATTCAGAAACAATGTAGTCACCAGACTCATCAAACGTTCTCTTAGCGAGAATGTCATATAACCAATCCCATTTGATTGTTTGATCTGGCTTGCCTTGTAATGTACCCTGAACAATATTAGCAAGTTGAATAAAGTTAGGAGAAGAAACGTCTGGAGCTCTCTTAGTAAGAGTAAGAACAATCTTTAGTCTATCTGCACCAGGTGCTGCAAAGTTAGAAGAACCTTGTGAGTTATCAAGAAGTAAAGGATCTTCAGATGAGTTTATAAAGTCTTCACCAACAACAAAACCAACGCTATAAGAAGGAGTTATTCCATACTTGTCCAGTGTGATAGTTTGAGTTGTATTTCTTACAGCAGTTCCATCAATAAAGTAATATCCTTCGTTAATCGTGAAGATTGTACCAAATCCCATCGCATTAGATGTGATTGGCTTAGTGATACCATTGACACCAACGGTTGCTGTAAATCTGTTTGTAGTATCGCTTTCGAGAGTCTCACCTTCCAGAAATGTAGAGTCTTCTGTAGAAGTACCAGAGTCAACATAACTGACATAGAATGTCAAGTCATCGGCTAAAGTTGCTGCTTCGGCATACTGAACGACTGCCTTCACTCCAGATACAGCACCAGTTACTGTAGATCCAATGAAGTCAGCAGATGTTGATCCCTGTGTGACAGAAGAAACTCTCACATAAGGAACTGGGTTCTGATAAGAAAATTCACCAGGAACAAGAACGTCGCCTTCTTTTAGAATCTTAGATAAGAAGACTTCAAGCTGATTCTGTAGCATCAACTGCAGATTGCTCAGCTCTCTTGCCTGTACAGGGTATCCTGCTTTGAACAATACCTTGTAGTAATCACTGTCTGGTGTGTAGTCCGCGTAATAAGGACTGACATTTAAGTTCGTCTGAAGAGGCATCTACTTCTACTCTTTTCTGTTATTTAGAATGAAATTACGATGCTTATTTTCTCACTCTGAGTTGAACTACGGACAACTGGACTGAGGTTAGAAATATAAGTCATCGTTCCTGTGTATCTAACAATCGTTGGAGTTGCATAACCTTCAACAAAATCAAGGAGAGAAGAAGCTCCAGTAAATGCAACATCAGGGAATTCGCTCTTATTTGTTGTTGTGCCAATAACTACTCTCTGACCAGAGAACCGATAAACCTGTCCATCTTCATCAACTGTTGTGGAGTTCTGAACGTATCTCAGAACACTTGAAGTTGTATCCCAAGAAACAACAATACCTTTTGCTTGTTTTGTAACAGAGTTTCCAAAAGGATCATCAATCAATCTTTCTTG